GCGGACACGCACAGGTGTCCAGGGTAACACAGTAAAGTTCCCAAAAATCGGTAAAGGTGTTGCAACAGTTCGTGTTCCACAAACTGACGTAACTCCATTGAACGTAACCTATAGCCAGGTTACTGCCACAATGTCTGATTATATCGCAGCTGAATATTCAGATATTTTCCATCAATCACACGTCAACTTTGATGAGCGCCGTGAATTGGTACAAGTTGTTTCAAAGGCGATTGCTCGTCGTATGGATCAGCTTTGCATCGATGCACTTGATGCGGCATCTTCGCCATCAACTGTTGCAACATCTGTTGGTGGTGCTGGCACAAACATGAACATTGAAAAGCTTCGTGCAGCTGCAAAGGCACTGAACGATAACAATGTTCCAGCTGAAGGTCGTCACTTGTTGATGCACTCTTCACAGCTTGACGCAATGCTAGGTGAAACTGAAATCACATCAAGTGATTTTGCTACCGTCAAAGCGTTGGTTCGTGGAGAAGTTACATCATTCATGGGCTTCAACATTATCACAATGGGTGATCGTGATGAAGGCGGTGTTCCTAAGCCATCAACCCGCACATGCTTTGCTTGGCATCAAGATAGCATGGGTTATGCCGAAAGCATCTCTCAGAAGTCAGAAGTAAACTACATCCCAGAGAAAACATCGTTCCTTGTAAGTTCTATGTTCTCAGCGGGTGCGGTTGCAATTGACGATGAGGGCATCGTTAAAATCAGCTGTACTGAATAAGGAGACTGATACATGGCTTTTTCTAGCACTGGTTTTGGAACCGGGGGTCCATCTAAAAAAGGTAATGCCCCTTGCATCTATACATATCAAACCGCTGATACGATAGCGACTGTAAACACAGAGGGCTATTTCAATGATCTGTCAGATACTCTGGCGGTTGGCGATTTGATTTATGTTGTGTCATCTACTGGCGGCACTCGTGTAAGCACACTTACGCAAGTTCTGTCCAATACTGGCGGTGTTGTTGACGTTGCAGACGGTACGACACTGGCCGCAACGGACGGTGACTAAAATAATGAGGGGCTGGGTAACTGGCCCCTTTAATCACATTGGAGGGTTATCATGGCTGCTGGCGATACGGATCTATCTATTTGTTCGGATGCGTTAATCCTCTTAGGGGCTGCGCCTCTTTCGTCGTTTACAGAGGGAACGGATAGCGCCCAGGCATGTGATCGACTTTATCCTGATCTCAGAGATACAATTCTTAGCACTTATCAATGGTCCTGGACTTTAAAAAAGTTGCAGTTGGCAAGGTTATCAACAAATCCTGTAAATGAATGGAAATATGCGTATCAACTTCCCGGCGATATGCTTTCCGGTGTTTTAGCGGTTTTTGAAACAAGTGGTACGACAGAGCGTCCATTGCGATATGGATGGGAGATTTATGGAGATCAAATATATACTAACCTTGAAACATTATACATTGATTATCAGGCAACTGTTTCTGAAAGTAAAATGCCATCATACTTTGTGAGATTGCTTCGTTTGGCTTTGGCGGCAGAGCTTGCAATAGTTATTACAGACCAAGCGGCGAAGGCAGATTTTTTTCATGCTTTAGCATTTGGATCCCCGGCTGAAAACGGTCGAGGTGGTGAAATGCGCAAGGCAATGAATATTGACGGTCGTGGCCAATCAAGTCAGGTAATAGAGGATTACGCGCTTATACAGGCGAGGTACTGATGAGAATTACGCAGTTCCAAACTAACTTTTCTGTCGGAGAGTTGGATCCTTTACTCAGGGCTAGAACAGATCTTCAGCAATATCAGAACGCGCTTGAGGAAGCGACAAATGTACTTGTGCAACCACAAGGCGGAATTAAGCGCAGAGATGGACTAAAGTTTATCCATAACTTTGGATCTTCATTCACAGACTTTAAACTTATACCTTTTGAGTTCAGTGTGAATGATAGTTATATATTGGTAATTGTTTCTGGACGTATTTATGTTTTTAAAGATGGGACGCTTCAAACAAATATAAATGGTTCCGGTAATGATTATATTACAGCATCGGCTATCACGGCTGCTATGTTGGACGAATTGCAATATACTCAAGCGGTAGATACTTTAATTCTTTGCCATGAAGATTTGCAAACTAAAAGACTTGTAAGAAATACAGATACGTCTTGGACACTTGAGAATTTGCCCATCACTAATCTTCCAAAGTATGCCTATGCTTTTGATACGCATAGTCCTAATTTTGATATTACGCCCAGCGCAACATCTGGAAATATTACTGTTACAGCATCTAGTGTAACAACTGATACTGGTACGGCTCAAGCCGGTGGCAGCGATACAATTACTTTAAAAGCGGCTAGTAGCTTTACATCTGATGATGATCCAAATGGAATGTTCATTACTTTAACATCTGGCGCTGGCTCTGGCCAAACTCGACACGTTGAAGATTATGTTGCATCTACAAAGGTTCTTACAGTTTATCCAGCATGGGATACTCAGCCCAATAACACTACTGGATATAAAGTTGAAGCATATGCTCCCGCAGCCGTTGGTGAATATCTTCAAGTTACAAGTACATTTGGCCGGGCGCGATATGTTGAATATGTAAGCGCCACACAAATGAAAGCATATGTGGAAGTTCCTTTCTTTGATACTAGCGCGGTTGTTGCTGGTAATTGGGAAAGTGAACATGGTTATGAAGATGTTTGGTCTAGCACTAGAGGATGGCCTCGATCTGCAACTTTCCATGAAGGTCGTTTATATTTTGGTGGATCAAAATCCAGACCCAATACAATATGGGGATCCCGTGTAATTGATTATTTCAACTTTGATCCTGGTACTGGATTGGATGATGAAAGCGTTGAAGCAACGATCAACACAAATCAATTAAATAGTATTGTGAATGTTATATCTGGTGCAGATATGCGGATCTTCTCAACCGGAGGTGAGTTCGTTGTTGTTCAATCAGAAGATACACCAATAACCCCTAATAATTTCTTAATACGCCCACAAACTCGACTTGGATCAAAACCCGGTGTTCCTATTGAAGATTTAAATGGCGCGTCAGTATTTGTGCAACGCCAAGGTAAATCCCTTAATGCGTTTCAATTTGGAAATACAACTTCATCATATCAGATCCAACAGATCTCTGTTTTATCATCTCACTTAATTAAAAATCCCGTTGACCTAGCGGCACGTCGATCAACGTCAACTGATGAAGCAGATCGATTATTTGTTGTAAATGGTGATGATGGATCAATATCAGTGTATTCTATATTGGTCGGTCAGAACGTAATTGCGCCTAGTAAGTTCACAACGGACGGTGAATTTTTAGCTATAGCTGTAGAGATTGCGGATGTGTACGCTATTGTAAAGCGTACAGTAAATTCTGCGACTGTGTACTATCTTGAGAAATTTGATAATTCTTTGACGCTGGATAGTGCTAAGAGCGGCACAGCGGCATCGTCAGTGGCTATGTCGCACCTTGAGGGTAAAGAGGTCGAGATTGTGCGAGATGGCGTTGTGGAGCCTTCTCAGACGGTTGGGGCGTCTCCATATACTATAACATTTGAAACTGCGGCAACTTCAAGCTATCAGGTTGGTTTGAATTATACAGTCCAGGCAAAAACAATGCCAACTGAACCGGTGCTTGCTTCTGGTAGTGTTCAAGGCGTAAAGAAACGAATTGTTCAGGTTGATGCAATTGTTTCTGAAACAAAAGATCTGACAATCAATGGCAAACAGATTTCGTTTAGAAACTTTGGTGAAAGTGTTCTGGATACTGCGGTCCAACCATTTACCGGTGTAAAAACAGCGCACGGGATACTTGGTTATAGTGCAACCGGGCAAATCACAATTGGTCAAACCGTTCCGCTCTCGATGACAGTCTTGGGCTTGGAATATAAATTAAGCGTGGGGTCTTGATATGGCAGCATTAGCAGGGGCAGCAATGGGCGGCGGGATGTCAACGGGTTTGATGGTTGCGTCTACGGCAATGAGTGCAATGGGACAGATGCAAGCCGGTCGCGCTAGAGAACAAGAATATGATGCAAAAGCTGCGCAAGAAGAAATGCGGGGCCGGTCTGAAGCATTAGCATATAGACAACAAGGCGCTGACGTTCTTAGAAACTTAAATGAAAACCTGGCTGCAATTATTGCTAGGGCCGGAGCCGGAGGTGTTGACCCAACAAGCGGATCTGCTGCTGTGATGCAAGTATATGCAATGAGTGAAGGTTTGCGTGAGAAAAATATTGCAGCTGACAATTCTATTTTAGCAGAGGGTCAGGCCGCAACACAAGCATATCAATATAGATTAGCTGGTGATAACGCTCGTCGTGCTGCAAATATGCAAGCATTCGGAACGATTACCACAGGCTTATTCCGCATGGGGAGCTTATAAATGGCAAGACTTCCTAGATATCAAAGACTTGGTGTTACAGCGCGACAACCTCGAAGCATAGATTTTGCTGGATTTAGAGAAGAAGCGAATGTTGGGATGGCGATGTCTCAAACATTCGATCAGATGTCTAAGTTTCTATATGAGCGTGCCGGAGAAGAAGCGCAACAACGCGGTCTTGAGCGTGTTCGCACAGAGGGTGCGCAACCTATTTTGGAAGAACTGCGTATGCAGGGCGGTCCTAGAGGCATTGAAGAAAAGACAGCATATGAAGCAGCTAATCGTATTGCTGTTGCTGAATTGCAAAGTGAAGCTGATTTAGAAATTACCAAAATACTGACACAAGGGCAAAATAATAAAACATCGTTTTCTACAGTGCAAACGCAACTGAAAGATATAACAGATGGCTTTGCCGCATCTTTGTCTGACATCGATCCCGTATCAGCTGGATTGCTTCGCGCCAGACTTACCGAAACAACTGGTAAGGCGGAAATGCGTTATTCCAAATGGTATACTACTTACCAAGCTGGATTGCGCAAAGAAAAACAAAATCGTGTATCGGCCAATGAAGCTGAGATTATTATCGGCAATGCAACTGTTGCTGGTTACACTATAGAAGCAATAGAATCAGATATTGAAAAAGCTTCTACGAATTTAGAGGATCTTGGTGTAAAAGCAGAGAATATTACGGCATGGGCTAAAGGTGTTCGTGAAAAAGCTATTAAGGAAAAAACGGTATTTGATTTTTATCAAAAACCAATAACAGAACAAAAAGAACAAA